GGAAAAGGGAAAATACGCTGTATGACATGCGGAAAGTGTGGAAGCATCATTATAAAATCTATTAGTGAGAAACCGGCTGAAATAGAATGGATTGATGAAATACATCAGGTAGATCAGATGTGGATAGATCTAGTGAAATGCCGAAAGTGTGGCGCTGTTTGCAAAGAAATTCAAATGTGGAATTTTGAGGGCGATGTATATAAAGTAGATCCATATATTGATGCTGATAAAACAGAAAACTGAAATTTAAAGGAGATAGCCTATGAATAACAAACATGTAAAGCAGTATATCATCCAGAACATAAGCCACATAGAAGACAGCATATTCCTTCGCCAGATCTACACGCTGGTAAAGCTGTACCTGGAAAGAAAAGACCGGAAGCATACAGGTAAAGCAGCGTAATGTGGAAACGAGTAAATCCCAACGTGGAATACGTGATAGCTGTCATGCGCAAGAAGGGAGAAGACATAAAGAATGGGATTAGTAAAGTCAGATGCCCAGAGAAAGGCAAACCAGTTACAAAGGAAAAGTGCCATAGCTGCATCAGACCATGTGATCATTAACGGGCCGAAGCCTACAACCTGGTCAGCCAGGATGCCAGCCTATGCGGGGACAAGCCTCTGCCCGGATCCAGAATACAGGGGGAAGAGATGAGCAAGTCAGATAAAAAGAGGACACCGGCAGAAGCGCTGGAAGATTTTTTAAACTATTACGATAGCAGCGTACTGGAATACCGATATGCATGTGACATGGTCAGCGAAGAAGATAAGCGCCTTCAGGATCTGCTTCATGCTATGGAATTTGCAAAAGATAGGTCAGAGAGAAATAAGGTAGCTACCAGACTACAGCAGAGTAGAAAAAGCAGACGGAATAACAAAGATCTTGTAAAGATGAATGAGAAATTGGTGAAGTTTTTTGAAGATCAGAAGAACCGGGACACGCTGAACCGCCTGCGCCAGCTTTTAGGACAACAGAGAAAGGAAGAAGAGTATTTGTTGGGAGAGCGTACATATAAGCCTAGAGTTTAACAAATGAGGGAGGTGATACCGTTGGCGAAGATAAAGATAACCAGGAAGCTCCTTAGTAGTTACCGAAAGCTTAGGAAAGAGATCGTAGTCCTGGAATTGGAACTGGTGGAAATGATGGAAGGGGATAACGGGATTGGCGTCAGCGTTGTTATGGACTACCGGAAAGGTTATCCTCAGCCGAAAGCGGTTCCTGGTTTTGACTGGAAACTGCATGATCGCCGAGAGAAGATCTTAAACAACAAGAAAGCACGATGTAAGGCAGTGGAGGACTGGATAAGATCTATTGAAGATGGTCAGGCACGATATGTGTTCCGGATGTTCTACATAGAGGGAATGACGTGGGACAGGATTGCCGCAAAGATTGGATACAGCAACAGTCCAGACTATCCAAGGCTCTATATAAGGGATAAGTATTTGAAAGAGCATAATATTTTGTAAAAATATCGTTTATATCGCTTGTATCGTAATACAATAGAGTGGAAGCCAAAGGCATACGGCCGGCGGCTTACGTCAAACCCCACCAGGCAGCAGGCGAAAGCTTGTTGCCTCACCCTTGGAACGTAGCTCAGTTGGTAGAGCAGTTGATCTTAAAGCTAGCGTGTCGAAGGTTCGAGTCCTTCCGTTCCGATTTGCCTGGTTTAGGGATCTCCACCCAGACATTCCAGGTAGCATGAAAGACATCCTTGAGAAAGGGTGTCTTTTTGTGTTTGACATTTATTTTCGCTAATAACTATGATATAATAAAAAAAATGTCGAAGGGGGAGAAACATGAAGAAAAATGTTATCGCTTTCATGAATATGAAGGGCGGGGTTGGAAAAACAACTGTTTGTGTTAATTTAGCTGCACAAATTGCAGAAATGGGTAAAAGAGTTTTAGTTATCGACATAGATCCTCAAATGAATGCATCGCAATATATGCTATCTCCACAAAAGATAGAAGAAGCTGTAAAAAATCAAAAAACATTATACAGTTTTTATAAAGACGATGTTGACATAGATTTATTTTCTATGAATATAATTGGTGATAGTAAGATTTTGAATAAGAAAGGTCTGATAATTAATGGAATTAGGCCCAATTTGGATTTGATTTGTGGTGATTTAAATATGACTAAAGTAAAAGACGATGGAAGTAATTCGGATACTTTAGCAGCATATATAGATAGCGATTGTTTGAAAGAAAAATATGATTTTATATTTATAGACTGTCCTCCAACTCAGTCGGTGTATACAACATCTGCGTTTAAAGCTTCAGACTTTTATGTACTTGTCATAAAACCAGATTATTTATCTACTATAGGTCTTTCTTTGTTTTTAAAAATGGTTAACAACTATAATAAAAATAGAAAAACACAAGAAAAAATAAAATGCCTTGGAATTGTTGCAAATTTAACACAAAAAACTTCCGATAATTATCATGATAATAAAATAAAAGATATTGAAGAAAAATTTAAGTTTGTATGCAGTGTATTCGAAAATAAGATTGGCAACATTAGTGCTATTGCGAAAGCTAGTGAACACCAAAGGTTTATGAATGAAACACCTGGGGCAAAAAGGGCAATTAAGAAGTTAGCCAATGAATTTTTGAATTCTTATGAGACGGAGGTCAAAAAGTAATGTTTGTAGATAAAAATAGTAAGGATTTACTTGAGATTTTCTTTAAGACACAAAGAAAATTTTCGCAAGGAGTTGATGTATCGGATGAAATTGAGATAAAAAGAATAATTGCTGTAGGGATAATGAGTAATATAATTTTATCAAAAAAGATATTTAAAAAAAATGTTGAAATAGGAGACTTTTTGATGGCCTTTATGGATATTTCTTTTTCTAAATGGATGTTATCCTCAAGGACATTGATTTGTGGAAAAACTATTAAATACATAAAGACAATGGATTCTGAAGATGATATAAATAATGTATTAAATTCGCTTTACAGCTTATTAAAAAAAATAAATCAGGATGAAGATATACATCAAAAGGATATATATGAGGTTATAAGGGACATGGAGATATAACATGGATTTGGTAACAGATTATAAAAAAATATATGTTGAAAGCACGGAAAAGCTTCTTGAGTATTTAAGAACTGTTTATACTGATTTTCAGGAAGATAGAAGAGATTTCTATTTAGAAATTGATAAGTATTATAGAGCATTGTTGATTTGGAAGGATACTTTTTCATTGCGGTCATATAATATAGAACGCGATAAATTATTAGATAATATCTTGCATGATTATTGCTCTATGGTACATAATATTGCGATAGTAGATATAAAAGTTCTTTATTTCTTATTGAGAAATATAATTGAGTCTTTTGTTCGTTATATTTCAAATGATTTAACAACAAAAGATTTGGAAGCAGCATTTTCAAGTGTTACAGCAAATATTGTGGGTGATGATAAACTTCAAAGTTTCGTTAGGGTCTATATGTCACAATTGAAGCAAGTGTATGATGAAGCATGTTTATATATACATGCAGATACAACTAGAATGAACAAGGATATGTATACGTTATTGTCGTTTAATTCGGAACAGGATATTGTTAAGCTTGAAATAATAAGAAAAGATTTTGTTATGATTAATATAGCAATGCTTAGTATCTTGAAAGTAAAAAATGTTGCAGTGTTGGAAAAAATGAAAGAGAATGCTCGAGGGTATTTGAATTTTGTTATTCCTTTGGAAGAAAGGATAAGGGAACAAAAAATTTTATATGAATACTAAACATTAGGAGTCACCCAGCGTGGCTCCTTTTAATATAAAAATATCATCTTTTAGCATATTTATATTGACATACGGTACACCGTATGATATAATAAATAATGTAAGGAGGTGAGATACAGATGAGAGGCGAAAGCCGAAAAAAGAAAAAGTCCGATAGCAAGTTGAAAGCTTGGCTGGCCGAACTGCTAAGGGACTTGATTGTAGGAATTATCCTACTGGTTCTGGACAAGCTACTAAAGTAGCGGAGAGGGGCGAAAGCCCTTCTCTTAACCAAAGTATAGCACACTCATCTGTATAAAACAAGAATGAAGGAAATAGTTAGAACTGTGTTGTTTATTTTGTCGATGTTCTTCTTTGCAAGAGCCGGATACTTTGCGATTAAGATCATAGCTTCTTTGTGGGGAGAATATCATGGAAGAAAAGAAGATTAGGCCGCAGGATAAATGGAATGCAAAGGCGGGGCTTATAAGTAAGTCATATAAGCTGAAACGTGAGCTGGTGGATCAGTTTGCTGCAGCCTGTGAAAAGGCAGGCATCAGCCAGGCAGCACAGCTTACCAAAATGATGAACGCATTCATTGAAGAACAGAATAATGAGTAA